AGGGTCGAGTGAAGAAAGTTCTGATGAAGACAGCGGAGACGAAGTATTTCGACATAGCGTTCGAAGATCGTCAACTGTATCACAATCTCGGAAGCGAACCAGAACCTCCTCTAATAGTGATTCCTGTGAATGTGACGAGTAGTCCCGACTGGTTTAATCCGTGGAAACGTATTCCTAATACTGGTGCTACTGCGACTCAGCGCATGGGGCGTATCGGTGATAAGATTATTCCTCGTGGTATGAGTCTCAAGATCTATTTGGCCAATAAGCATGATCGTCCTTCGACAATGTACAGGTTAATCGTGGCTATCCTCCCAAAGGAAGTCAATGGAATAATCACGACCAATGTATTTGATCCCTTTCAGATCTCTAATTCTGGCTCTAATGGGAATAACATGATCCCTCATGCTGATCACGACATTGGTGTCAAGTTCTTGTATGACAAGATAATCAGGATTCCTCAACGTGGTCTAGTCAATGGCGCTACCAATTTAGGTACTAAAGAAATGCAAACTATGGTCAAGCTCTGGGTTAAGCGAAAGCGCTCTAGTCCTATCGTGTTTAGTACTACGTCTACGTCTATCGTGAATAAGCCGTTGGCTGTATACTGTATTCCGTACGAACAATACTCTACTTTGACTACGGATCGAGTCGGATCGTGGGCTGGTCAAATGCGCATGTATTACAAGGACGTTTAATTCTGTGGGCGCCCACTGGTGATGACTCCAGAGGGGTATATGCCATCAGGTGTATCCATGCACTTTACTTGGGTGATTCGGCGAGTGAACTCGCTGGGCTTGCTGAATCCGGCGTGGTCGGCGAAGTCTTGGAGTTCGTGCACTGTGGTGATGTAGATCCGTTTGGGTCTCCACCCGGTGAATCCTCCTTTGACAGGAACTTGAATAAAATATCGATCAATCTCCTTAAGAAGTCTCTCAGGGCTCTTAACGTTAGCGACAGACACGTTTTCATACACGACTGCCTCTTGTCCACTGTATCCATCCTTCCATTTATATGAATCATCTTGTGGTACATCGTATACGTCCGGGTCTTGCTCCCGTACCCATCTTGATTTGCCACTGCCAGGCTCTCCGTGAACGTAGATGACCTCTGGTGCGAAATTTTTGTCGATTCTGCTTAACTTGTAGTTGACTGCCATTGCGTGGATCTTGCTAATCCCGTTGTGATACTGCACAAATGTGGCTTGCTGATCTCCTTCCATGATAATATCTCGGAGGGGTTTCCCTTGCTGGGCTCCCTCAGTGACCTCACAGACGAGTGCTTCAAGGCTTCTCTTCTTGCCGTTCTCCATGGGTTTTTCTCCAAACTCGGTAAGGGTTCCTTCCTTACTGCAGTACGTGTCATTCTCAGCGAAGGTGCCTCTCATTTGCGTGATGTGCGCGGTGGGGAAAATTTTTTTCCATGCTGAAAGGCGCTTGCCTCGGGTTGAATAAGCCCACGCTTGTAGGTGGGGGTTACCAGTTGTAGGACAAGTCTCATGCCCATATGCAAGATACTGAAGTCCATCTGGAAGCTCGTAGTAGTTCTCAACTTGAAAAATAGTCAAACATGCCGCTCGAAAGGGGTTAGACATGTTGTAACAGGCACAGGTGTAACAGGCTGCTCCTGGGTAATACTGGCCAGGAGCCGCCCTCCCGTAAACATACGTGTTTTTTTTTTGTTGTGCTCATGTGGGTACACAGTCCCCGCCACACCCGAAGGGCACCGTGCCCCGCCAACCGGGGGGCGGGGACGGTGCCGGAGCTTCGGGCGAGCGGTTTTTACAGGGGGGTCGGTGCATTCGGATGCCAAGAGCTGATCAGATGCGTCTTATTGACATGTGATGTGCAAGATTTTTTCACGGCTGCTCGGGTATTTAAGTCCCGGCCTTTTTTTTGTCAACGCATGGATGGCGTACAGGCGCAGGTACCGTTCTCGTCCTTACAAGAGGAAGACTCGGACTGGGAAGTATGCTCGAATGCGTCGTCGTTCTACCTTTCAGGGTCGAGTGAAGAAAGTTCTGATGAAGACAGCGGAGACGAAGTATTTCGACATAGCGTTCGAAGATCGTCAACTGTATCACAATCTCGGAAGCGAACCAGAACCTCCTCTAATAGTGAT